TGTCGGAATAAAAAACGTTGGGATGGAAACCAATCGCCACGACCTCTTATAACGTCGAGCAAACGTAGAGAGGGGTAAAAGGATGAACTGGCAGAAACTTCAGGAAAACTCGAACTACAAACTGTCTGTAATTAAGTCCTGGAGAAGAAGAGCCAAGGAATTAAGACATTCCCAAAAGTATTGGCGGCTCAGAAGAAGGGTATTTGAAAGAGACAAATACCAATGCAGGGGATGCGGAAGCAACCAAAATCTTATCATCCACCATCTCCTGCCCTTCATCTCAAACCCCCAATACAGATTCTTAAGCGGCAATTGCATTACTTTGTGCCGAGAATGTCATAGCAAAAAGCACCCTTGGCTTAACAAAAAAGACAATAAAATCAATGACCCACAAAACCCCGGTAATAAGAACAGGTAGCAACTGCGAATAAAAACTTCGCACCTTCAGTCAGCGGGTTTACCCGCAAGGGGCTTCCAAAATGCCTGACACAGAAGCACTTGAAACCACCGACAAACCCCAACTCCATAAATCACCCGGACCAAAAAACATCCCAATCGAAACCCTAATCGAATTAAGGAAGAAAAACCTCTCATATTCTCAAATAGCCTCAATCCTCAACATTCACCCGAAATCAGTTCAAAAAAGACTCACTCCAATCCTCCAAGACATCGAGCTTACCGAAAAATACTCAAGAAATCGCGTAGATATACTGCAATACAAGCAAAGGCAGGTATTACAATACATCACTCCAGCAAAACTGGCAAAGGAATCTCCGAGCCGGCTGGCCGTGGCTTACGGCATCCTCTTCGACAAGGAAAGGCTGGAGAGCGGCAAAAGCACTCAGAATATCGCATACTTGGACATGATCAAAGCAAAGGATCGGACAGACAACAACCTTGAGGCTATCGAGGCCCAGTTGGTCGACAACGGAGTGGATCTGGAGGCCGCAGATGCTTGTGGACAAACGGTGTCTGATAAATCCTACAAGCCTGTGGATAACTCTGATAATTCAGTTAAGTCCATAGAATCTAAGTGATAATTGATTTATTAGAGTTTACATAATAAGATATTATCAGACGTAAATTAAAATAAACCTAATCATTTCAGCAGTATGGGTCAACTGTGGATAACTCGATAAATATTATGTCAACTCATGGCGGATCGGGGTTCGAGGCTGGGAAAAATCCCAGGCTGGGTTTTAAAAACCTGACCCCCCCGGCACCCCCCGCTGGCGCGGTTCGCAATGGTCGCTGTAATGTCCCCGTGCCTACCAAAAAACAAAGGCTTTTATAAGGCATTGTAATTGTTATGGATTGTTCCAAGTGCGGAAAAGAAATGGAGGAGGGAAGGAAAGAGAGGTATTGCCGTGAGTGCAAGACGGAGTACATGAGGGAGTATAGGAAGCCGCCGCCGTTGACGAAGAAGGAGATTCGGGAGTTATTGGAGAAGCGGAAGGAGTTGCTGGCGAAGAGGGCGCGGTTGGAAGTGCAGATGAGGGAGTATGAGGGGAGGAACAAGATAGAGTTTTTCAAGCCTCTTTATTATCAGCAGCGGGTTTTGGATTATATAAAGGCGGGGAAGAAGGTCGTTACTCTTCAAGGTGGGAATGGGATTGGGAAGACGGTTTTGGGAGCGGTGGTGGTGGGGAGTGCGTGTTTGGGTATTCAGCCTTGGGACAAGGGTCCGACGATCTTTGGGGAGCAGGCGGTGAAGTGTCGGATACTGTGTGCGGATTGGGAGAAGCACGGGGCGACGGTGGTCGTCCCCAAATTAAAGGAGTGGCTGCCGGCGGGCCAGTATTCCACGGCAAAGAATAATGTTGGGGTGGAGTCGGTGTTCACTTTTAAGAACGGTTCTACTATTGAGCTTTTGACTTCCAAGCAGGACACGGACGACCATGAGGGGTGGGAGGGGGATCTGGTTTGGGCGGACGAGCCTTTTCCGCAGGACAAGTTTGTTGCGAATTTGAGGGGTTTGCGGAAGTCGGTGGGGTTGTTTTTGATCACGATGACGGCGGTGAAGGAGGCTTGGATTCTGGACGAGATTGTGAGGAACCCGCATTCGTCTTACGCTTCGGTGACGGAAGTTCCGATGGCGGACAACCCTTATTTGCCGCGGGAGTACATAGACACCTTTACGGCGTCCTGCGATGCGCGGATGAAGATTGCGCGGATCGAGGGGAAGTGGCTGAACCTTGTGGGGCTGGTGTGGCCGGGGTTCGAGAAGGAGCGGCACATTATTGATGCGTTCGAGGTGCCTACGGATTGGCCGGTGGTGGCCCTGGTTGATTATCATCCCTCCCATGAGATCGCGATAGGGTATTATGCTTTTGATCGGTTTGACAGGATTTATGTGATTGACGAGGTGTACGCCAACATGAGCCCGGAGGCCGTGGGGGACGACATAATAAGGAGGAAGACCCGGAACGGGTGGCGGCTTAGGGAGGCGTTCATCGATCCCCTGGCGAAGGGGGACATGACGTACATAAAGAATAGAGGATTGGATGTGCCGGATACGTTTTCGGTATTGAAGGAGAGGCTCTGGCACCACGGGGTGGACCTCTTTGTGGCCTCCCGGGATCGGGACTCGGGGCTGCGGAACGTAGAGAAGATGCTGACGGGCCCGAATAACACGCCCACGCTCTTCTTCTTTAATTCGCTGAACAAGATCGAGAAGGAAGGGCATTTGTGGGAGATCATGCGCTGGACGTATGACGACAACGGGAAGCCCCGGGACAAGGACGATCATTTCATGCAGCTTCTCTATCAGGCGACCCTGACGGGGGCGCGGTGGAGTCCGGTGGTGGCGTCGATCGAGAACATGGTGGCGGAGATCGACTTCAATCCGTTTGCTTCCGGGTACGGGAGGGAGGCGGTGATTTAAATGCCGTTGACGAAGAAGGGCAAGAAGGTGATGAAGAGCATGATGCTCACCTATAAGAATAAAAAGAAGGCGGAAAGCGTCTTCTATGCGATGAAGAATTCCAAAAAGCTGAAGGGGGTAGACTGATGGGTGACGGGGGAGCAGCAGCGGGAGACGGGACGGTTGGGGGAGACACCTCCGTAACGGGCGTGGGGGACGAAGGCGAGTCCGCTACGGCAGCCGCCGCCGATGCAGCAGCCGCCGCCGCCGCGGTGGGGGGAACGGACATAAGTTTTGTCGCCGGCCCTGCCGCCGAGACCCTGGCCCCGACCCCGGTGGCCGTGCCGGAAGCCAAGCCGAAGGCGGAAGGGAAGCGGAGACAGCCCAGGAGAAGGAGTCTTCTTTCCGAAGAGGAGGGCGGTTTGCTTTCCCAGGCGCCGGCCTACCGCCGATCCCTGTTAGGATACTGAAATGCCAAGCCTGACCACCGACGACATCCGCTGGCTTCTGGACCGGAACGATAAACTGAAAGCCACCCGGCTTCTCTACGAGCCCCTATGGGAGGAGATCGCCACTTACATCTTCCCCCGCCGGATCGGCATCGGGTACAAACCGGAGCTGGGCCAGAAGCAGACATCATTATTATATGACTCCACCGCGATCCATTCCAACGAACTCCTGGCCGCCTCCATGCACGGGACCCTCACGCCGTCGTCTTCCAAGTGGTTCTCCCTTAAACTCCGGGATGAGACCCTGAACCGCGTCAAGGAGGTCATGGATTGGCTGGACACCTGCGGAGACCGGATGTACCTTGCGCTCCGGCAGTCGAATTTCAACTCGGAGATCCATGAGGTTTTCCTCGACCAGGGGGCCTTCGGGACCGCCTGCCTGCTGGTGGAGGAGAGGCCCATCAAGACCTTCGGGTTCCAGGGGCTCCAGTTCCAGGCTTGCCAGAACTCCGGCTACTGCGTGGATGAGGACGCCGAGGGCAAGGTGGACACCCTGTTCCGGGAGTTCGAACTGACCGCCCGGGCGGCTATCGCCAAGTGGGGCGAGGAGAACGTCGGCCAGAAGGTCCGGGACGCGAAGACCAGCAACAAGAACGATGAGAAGTTTAAATTTCTACATTGCGTTTACCCCACGGCGGACGGCAGGACCGAACAGCCTTTTATTTCTTATTATATCGG